AAGGTGTCAAAAAAATATGAAGACTGGATTACAGAAGAAGGACTTATCAAGATAGAGGGATGGGCGAGAGATGGTCTAATAAACGAGCAGATTGCTACGAATATGGGAATATCCAGAAGTACACTGAATGCATGGTGCGATAAGTATCCGGACATATCGAACGCCTTAAAACGAGGCAAAGAAGTAGTTGACCGACAGGTTGAGAACTCCTTGCTAAAAAGAGCACTAGGTTACGAATACGAAGAAGTGTCTGAGGAATACGACGAAAACGGAATGCTTGCGAAGAAGAAAGTCACGAAGAAGCGGGTGGTGCCGGATACAACGGCGCAGATATTCTGGCTTAAGAACCGCAAGCGTGCCGAGTGGTGTGACCGTCAGACGGTAGAGGTTAGCACACCAATAGACGACTCAGCAAAGGAAATGAGGGAATACCTTGAACGCCGACAAAAAAAGAATACTTGACCTACTGTATGATGAGCCTTATCTGATAGGGCACTGGGTAGGCTTTAAAGACCTTACTACTCTACACAACGAGTGGTTGAGGTCTTTTTTGTATTCCAAAGATGACCAGACACTACTCGCGCATCGTGGGTCGTACAAGACAACAGATTTATCGCTATTCCTTGCATTGCATACGGTGATAGACCCGACGGAGAACGTCATGTTTTTCCGTAAGACGGATGATGACGTGACAGAGGTAATCCAACAGTCGCAGAAGATACTTAGGAGCGGAGCACTGAGAGATATTGTCAACACACTGTACGGCACAGACTTGGTATTTGAGCGAGAGACTACTTCCGAGATTGATACAAACCTTAATACATCTACAAAGGGAGTACCGCAGGTAGTTGGGCTCGGAATCGGGACATCTATCACCGGAAAGCACGCAGACATTGTGGTTACTGATGACATTGTCAATGTTAAGGATCGTGTTAGCCGGGCGGAGCGTGAGAAGACAAAGACACAATACATGGAGCTCCAGAACGTCAAGAACCGCGGTGGACGATTTATCAACACTGGAACGCCGTGGCATAAGGACGATGCTATATCACTCATGCCGAATGTTAAGAGGTACGACTGCTACAGCACAGGATTAATTGACAGAGGGACGCTAGAGCGGTTGAGAAACAGCATGACAGACAGTCTGTTTGCCGCTAACTACGAGCTCAAACATATAGCAGATAGCGACACGATGTTTAAGCATCCGCAGTTTGTATCTGATCCAACATTGATCTATAACGGCGTGGCACATATTGATGCAGCATACGACGGATCAGACGGAACGGCATTTACGGTCATGAAGATGTTGCCGGACGGTCGAATTATTGGATTTGGAAAGCGGTGGGAGAAACACGTGGATGACTGCTTGGGAGAGATAAAGGCACTTCACACGCTGTACAGAGCCGGAACGATTGAGAACGAGAAGAATGCAGATAAGGGATATCTGATTAAAGAACTTGGGAACATGGGACTCCCGAAACACGGATACCACGAAAGCATGAATAAATATATCAAGATATCCACCTACTTAAGAAAGTGGTGGTCACGTATCTGGTGGCTGGAAGATACGGATCCGGAATATATCAATGAGATTCTAGAATACAGCGAACACGCTGAGCACGATGATTCGCCGGATAGCGCAGCCAGTCTGATCCGCAGCATGACGGACAGACCTAAATTAAACAGGAATAGTATCCTGAAAGGAGGACTATAATGATATACCGCTTAGATGACAATGAAGAACTGACAGATGCCAAGTTAGCGGAGTTTATCGTAGAGCATGATAAAGAGGTTACGTGCAGATTAAAAGACCTACAGAGAGCATATAATACAGATTACCCAATATTCAATCAAGCAGACAAGCCGAAATGGAAGCCAGACAACCGTATTGCCGTGAACTTCGCAAAGTACATTGTTGATACAATGAATGGCTTTTTCGCTGGGCATCCAGTGAAGACGGTCGTGGATGATGGAAATGAATCAGTCGAGAAATACGTAGAGCTCGTAGACCAGTACAACGACATGGACGACAAGAACGCCGAATTGGCTAAGATATGCAGCATCTACGGGCGTGGCTACGAAATGTACTACGTGGATGAGACCGGGAACATTGGCATTACATACCTTGATCCGATGGAGTCTTTTATGATCTACGATGATAGTGTTTTGCAGAGGGAGCTATACTTTGTGAGGCTGTACAAGGATAAACACGGCGTGTTGCACGGAAGTATATCGGACGACGATTCGGTTCGCTGGTTTACTCAAAAAGCGAGAATTGTTTGGGATGCAAACGAACACAAACACGGATTTGATGGAGTACCAGCGACAGAGTATGTGGAGAACGAAGAGCAACTAGGAATCTTTGAGCCAGTGCTATCTATGATTAATGCCTATAACAAAGCAATCAGCGAAAAAGCGAATGATGTTGATTATTTTGCTGATGCCTATCTAAAGATACTCGGAGCAAAGCTCGGAGACGATGATGTAAAGCATATTCGCGATGACCGTGTGATTAATTTTGAGGGTGACACAGAGAAGCTTATCGTTGACTTTTTGCAAAAGCCGAACGGCGACACTACACAAGAGCATCTGATAGACAGACTCGAGAAGCTTATCTTCCAGATAAGCATGGTCGCAAATATGTCAGAAGAGAACTTTGGCACTAGCTCTGGCATCGCAATGCGATATAAGATGCTTGCCATGAGCAATCTGGAAAAGACAAAAGAACGTAAGTTTGCATCTGGCATGAACCGCAGATACAAGTTGATTTTTTCCAATCCAGTCAGCGGAATGCGCGCAGGTGATTGGATTAAAGTGCATCCGCATTTCACACCGAATTTCCCGTCAAACGTACAGGAAGAAGCGCAGATCGCACGAGATCTTGACGGAATTGTATCACAAGACACGCAGTTGAGTGTGTTGTCTATCGTTGATAATGTAGCGCAAGAGATCGCTAAGATGCAGGCAGATGACCAGAAGCGCAAGGAAGACATAGTCACAAGCAGAATGTTCGGAGGTATCGTAGATGGCGAAAAAGATGAGGGCATTGACCAGTAGCGATTACTGGTCTAAGCGAGAGACTGAGAACCTTGCTAGGAATCAGCTGACCGAACAGGAATACGAAAGAAGAGTCAACGAGATCCTTAAATACATGGAAGACCAGATCACGAAAGAGATTAATGGTTTTTATTCCAAGTATGCAAAAGCCGAGGGAATCACGATGGCAGAAGCGAAGCAGCGTGTATCGCAGTTAGACATTGCCGAATATGAGCGAAAAGCTGAGCGGTATGTCCGGGAGAAGAACTTTTCGGCGCAAGCAAATGAAGAGATGCGGCTGTACAACGCCACGATGAATATTAATCGTCTGGAGCTCCTTAAGGCGAATATAGGGCTTGAGCTTGTAGCTGGATATGATGAGCTTGACAAGTACACAGGCCAGATACTAACAGACAGGGCAAGAGAAGAGCTAGAACGACAGGCTGGAATATTAGGAAATGCCGTAGAAGATCTATCACAGAGAGCCGGAGAAATTGCAACTGCATCATTTAACGTAGCAACCTACTCAGATAGGATATGGACGCATCAGGCAATGTTAAAAAGCGAGCTTGATAACCTACTCCGTGAGGGTATGATACAAGGCAGGAACCCACGAGTGCTGGCAAGGCACTTAGAGAAGAGGTTTGGAGTTAGCAGATCTAATGCAGTTAGGCTAATGCGGACAGAACTCGCAAGGGTGCAAACAGAAGCACAGAAAGAGTCATATGAGCGAAATGGTTACGAAATGTATGAATATATAGCAGAGCCAACAGCGTGCCCTATCTGCAAGGCATTGAACGGAAACACGTATAGTGTAAAAGATATGACGGTAGGAGAGAATGCACCGCCGATGCATCCGAATTGTCGGTGTAGCACAGCAGCATATATGGACAGAACAGAATTTGAAGAATGGTTAAGGAGACAGTGATATGGACAACATTATAGATATCGAATTAACTGGCAGAAGCACTAGGAGAGAGCAAAAGCTATGGCAGTATGATTACGGTCAAGTGTTGAGGATTGCTGGGAAAGAGTTTCCGAAAGTGACAGAGGTACAGTTCTCGCTCCAACAGAGCGGCGGTCATACACTGGACAGGATTGGAACAAGCAATAATGGATTACTTACAGTTCAGATCCCAAACGAGCTGTTACAGAATAAAGGAGCAACGAGCGACTACACAATTTATGCATTTGTGTATCTGTCTGGTAATGGATCCGGCAACACAAAGTATATGATTCAGCTCCCGGTTGAGTCGCGACCAGAGCCAACAGATCCATCAGAAGACCCAGCCATAGACCCAAGCATTTTTAAAGACGCTATTAATTCGGTTAATGCATCTGCGGAGCGTGCTGAAATAGCTGAAAAAACAGCAAAGGAAGCAGCGGATAAGGCAAAGGAATATGCCGAGAGTGCTGGGAAAAGCAAAGGAGACGTAGAAAAGGCAAGAGATAGTGCAATCTCAGCTATCGGTATAGAAAAAGAAAGCGCACTGAGAGACATTGAAAGCAAGACAGTGGAGTCGTTGCAGAAGATTCAGAGCCAGACGGAAGCGTCTCAGAACAGTATCAAGCAGTCCATAGCTGATGCAACCAAAAAAAAGACAGAGCTTGACGGTGCTATCAGCAATGCAACGGAAGCAAAAGGGAATCTGGACAAGGCCGTACAGTCGGCTGGGGATGCAAAGACAGAGCTTGATACATCAGTCGGAAAAGCCGGAGAAGCTAAGATGGAGCTAGACAGCTCCATTAGTTCCGCTGGAGAGAAGCAGTTAGCGTTAGATGCCACGATAGACCGTGCGAACACCGTAGACGCATCGTTGAAAGAGCATATAGGTAGTGCTGAGCAAATACAGGCAAATGTCGAGCAAATCGGAAAGAATAAAGCCGACATTAGTTCGCTAAATGAAGATTTATCCAACAAAATTACAAAGTTCTATGCATCGAATCATGGCGAAACCCATCTTGCCGATTCTGACAATGGCAAAATCATGGATATGATGCTGTATGGACGGAGTGAACAGAAGCAGTATAGTGGAAAGAATCTCCTTAAAATTAGAGACGGTGTACAAACAGGACGAGGAGTAACTGTTACTGCGAAGGATGGGGTAGTTGCATTGAAAGGAACAGCAACATCAACAGGATGGTCGGTGTTCAAAATTGATTCTTTTATATTAAATGGGACGTACATCCTTAGTTCTAATCTTACTGATGCTATAGTAAAATTAGCGAACAACTCATATGAAGCGGTTATATCACATAATGAATCAAAAACTTTAGAAAATAAAGAGGTATCAATATTGTGTTTTGTTGTCAAAGAGGGTATAACCTATGACGTTTCTAATATTCTGGTTCAAATAGAAAAAGGTTCTGAGGTTACATCTTATGAACCCTATGTTGGCGGTCAGCCGTCACCCTCACCTAATTATCCGCAAGAGATTAAGAGCGTAGTGAATCCGACTGTTAAAGTAACAAATGAAGATGGAACACAATTTGATACAGTCACTCTTCCATACACAT